AACTAAAATTTGCTCAAGTAGTTGTAATTTCTGATCTGTATTTGATGTCCATATATCAACTTGCATATTTAACAGATATGGAACTGGCATTAATCTGCCTACACTGTATCTGTTACCTTGTTCTTCGGTATAGGAACTAGTTACGGGATCCCATTGTCTTTCATTAACCTTAACTGTATCACTAAAAAATGGTTCTTGCAATCTTTGTCTATCAGGTTGTAAACTTTGAATATATGAAGAAATAAATGGTGCCGAATTAACAATATTTTCACTATTGCCTTTCATAATTGTTGCAGCCATTCTTGATATATCGCCATAACGACTCGGAACTTTTATATAGTAATCACTTGTCCCGTCATTTAATTTTTTACCAGTTTTAACATTGAAGCCACTGAAAATACGAATAAACTGAAGCAAGTAACGTCTTACTTGTTCATCATAAAAGTGTAGTTGTCTTAAATCTGCCATTTTTAATCCAATCCATATCGTAATGTGAGATTTACAGTGAATAATTGTATCATAATATTTTTCTTAGTCTATTTTAGGTTTAATTGCTTTTGATAAATTAACACGTGATGTAATTTCAGTGCCATCATCTAATGTAACTATACCATCATTGTTGATGAATTTATGGTGTAGATAGTTTCCAACTTGCCATGAACCATCGTCATCCTCTATTTTATACCATTTATTATCTCTATACTGAAATAATCTTTGTGGAGAATAATCTGTTCTTAGAAAAAATGCGTTATCATCTGGGAATTGAGGGAAAGATATTCCAGTGTCAACCGTTGAAAAATCTACATCACTGGGATGCGCAGAACCTTCAACAGCATACTCTAAGTTGTTCTTTCTATAATCATAATATCTACCAGGAACATTTTCTTGTGCCTCTTGCATTATTGCTTCATTTATATCAAGTTCTTTACTATAAGTTGACAGCATATTCTTTAGATCATTTACCTCTTCGCCAGTTCCAAATATATCGGTATACTCCTGGGTATCCTGCAATTGTTTACAACGAATACGCCAAATATGTGGCCACCAACCTGGATCGAATCCCTCTGACGATTTTGATCCTTCTTGTACTACCCAATATTGGTTGACTGCATCCGCCTCTTCATCAAGTAATAAATCTTCGCGCATATGTGGAAGTTCTATTACATCACCTGTCATTAACTTACGGCCCAAACGTTCCACCATATCATTGATGTGAACTTGAAATATGCTTTGATCTGTTCCTAAAAACATACCAAATTGCGATAGATCAAAATCCTGGTCGCTAACTGTATATGTTCCACGTAATTCAAACACTGTAGTTTCATATCGCCTGTCACGATTTTCCATAAACAATAAATCTTGGATAGGTGGATTTGCCGGATCATAATTTGGGTCAGTTTCATCAACTGATCCTACATACTTGTGTATAAGTAATGCTGTTCCGCCGTGTTCAAAATGTGCTTTCACCATTTTGTCAACGAACTTATAGTCATTACCTTTACGTGGGTTCCATAAACTTAATCTTGGCATTATTTTTTCCTTGACTTCTAATTGTATTTATCATATAATAACATTAACATGTGGAGAATTAAATGTTATCAGATGGAACACTATTAATGCGGGATGTAGTAAATCCTACTACAATTGCACAATTTAAGATGTGGGCAACAAATCCAGAAAGGTACCATCGTGGTAATGCAGTAGACGGACACTACTATGGTATACATGACGGCGAACGAGAATATGATGTGTGGTGGACTACACAGCCACCGAGAGAAATGTGGGAACCAGTTGTTTGGCAATTACATGATTCGATAAATCGGTTATTTAATGGCAATGAATGGGATATTCATGTAGTTGATTGTATTACAACTCGTCCATCTTCAAACAAAGTGTACGCTCATATTGATACACCATATCGGTTTGAAGAGTTTGCTGAAAGTTATGAAACTCTTGGTGTTCAAATTATTATTCCACTGGATAACTTTACACTGGAAAATGGCGGCACTGCGTATTTACCTGGCTCTAGTTTAGAGAGAATTAATTATAATGATTTGGAAGAAAATAGAGAACACTATAATAATAGATTACTAACTGAGGGGCAACAATTACTTGCTAAACCTGGCGATGTATTGATGTATGATGGGAGAACTTTACATAGTACCATGCCTAATAACTCAAATGACTTTCGAAGTGCATTACTAATAAATGTATTGAAGTCTGATATCATCCCAAGGGTAAAAGAACTTGATGGTAACACTGATTTTGTTAAAAATTAAGAAAAAACTTGACAAATCTTTATATTATTATATACTGACATTAAATAGGGTTAAGGAGTGATTCGAAATGGTAGCAACTTTAAAACGTAAAAAATCTAAACCAGCAAGGACACCTAAGTTTGTAGACGAAAAGTATACAGGCCCCGAACCGGAGTGGTTATATTCAGATGATATGTCAGCGGAACATTATTACAGAGAACGATGCCGTGCCGCCTTTTACTATAACTATTTCTTTACACCCAAAGATGGTAAAATTTGGGTAATAGATTGGATGAAGAATAACGACTATACAAAAGAACAAATTTCTGCTATTAAAAATGTTAGTGATAGTTGGATTCCAATGACTGTGTGTTCATACGCACGTGCACTGAATAAAGGCATGCCAGTTAATCACAATGAACTACCGAAATATTTAGATACCTTGCCCGGCGTTGGTTGTAATAAAATGCGTGATGCTGATAGTTATGTTAAAGAAAAACTAGAATTAGTTATTGAAAAGGGAATGCAAGTTAAAGCAGAAAAGCAAGAAGTAGCAAAAGCAAAAGATATCCCACGACCATCAATACAGCAATTATTACGTGAAAAATCAGTAGAAATGGCTGCAGATATTGAGGACTTTATTGATAACTTTGATGGTGAAAAATCAACATTGCGGTCATTTGATCCAGTAAAGATACTGCGAAAAGCAGAAGCAAAGGGTAATCATGCAAAACAAATTTATGCATTTTTTGAGGGAGCATTTTCTGAATTTGACATTCTTGTTAATCCACCAAAGCGTATGACTGATGCAAAGAAGGAAGACTATGAACAGATCAAAGAAGGTTACAATCATCTTAAAAAAGATCAAATAAAAAATACTTGGACGATGTATCGTAATATCTTGGATGCGTGTGAAATGATTGTTCAAGAAAGTAAAATCAATCGTACTCCTCGCAAGAATAAGCCACAGAGTAGAGAAAAGATAGTTGCTAAGGTAAAATATTGCAAACAAGATATGGCAACAAAGAGTGTGAGTCAGAAGCCAATGGAATGCTTAGATGCGCAGGCTATTATGACGTATAATACAAAGACACGTAAATTGGGTATATATTATCCCGCCGATAAACACTCGTTGTCATTTAAAGGGACAACTCTTATAAACTTTGATGAAAAGAAGAGTGTTCAAAAAACTATGCGAAAGCCAGCAGAACAGTTATCTATGTTCAAAAAGGTATCAAAGCGTTCATTACAGAAAGAGTTCAGTTCAGTTAAGAGTGTTGAAACAAAAATGAATGGGCGATTTAATGACCAGACATTGATACTGAGGATTTTTTAGTTTCTGATAAATACTGTATATCGGAGATAAACTATGCCTGAAACCAGAAACAAAATTAAGAATGATGTAATCAAACAAATCAGACTATTGCTCGGCGATGGAATGATTGATATAGAATTGGATCCAGAGCATTACGATGTCGCATTAGATATCGCTCTTTCTAAAATAAGACAACGTTCAGAAAATGCAGTTGAAGAAGATTTTTATGCGTTAGAATTAAAAGAAGATGTGGCGGAGTATACGCTACCAGAAGAAATCACAGAAGTAAAGCAAATATGGAATCGTTCGTTTGGTAATGGAGTTTCTGGCGGCGTTGACATGGATCCTTTTGAGTTGGCATATGCAAATTCATATTTCTTTCTTAATAATCATATTGGTGGGGTTGCAACATTTGATTTCTTTACTCAGTATCGTGAAACTTTAAATAAAGTAGCAGCAACCGATATTATGTATATTTGGAATCCAGTTACAAAAAAATTAAAACTATTAAGAAAAATGAGAGCCGATGCATTAGTTCTTATTCACGTACATGTTGAACGCAATGACGAACAACTATTGGTTGATCCATATTTAAAATCCTGGTTGAGAGATTATGCTCTTGCATACTGCAAACGTATGCTAGGTGAAGCACGTGGTAAATTTTCATCATTGCCTGGTGCACAAGGTGGCGTGACGTTAAATGGTGCAGAAATGAAAGCAGAGGCAGATGTTCTAATTGATAAACTTGAATTAGAACTTGCAACTTATGTAGATGGGTCAGCACCACTTGGATTCATAATTGGATAACTGCTACTATATGAAAAGTAGAACAAGTTAGCGATAACTACAATATAACATGATAAATAAATTTGTTATGACACTAGATGAACTTAAAAAACTGAATGAAGTGTTTTTTGCAGTCAAGGGACACTTATTTCCAGTAACATACTCTACAAACGAGATGCGTAGTGTATACGAGTCGTATTTTAGCCGTTTGTGGGGAAACCATGAGCGACTAGTAAATTCAAATGATGATTTTGAAGAGATTTGGAATAACCGAACAACATGGTTAACTCCGCTATTTGAAATTGATGATGATGATGATGATGATATTTCTAGGGTTGCACATTTAGGTTACGATTAGACTTGACAATCTATTAATTCAATGCTATATTAGTCTATACAACGAATCTAGAGGAATATAGTATGAGCAAGCCTACATTACTGGTCATCGGTCACGGCAGACACGGAAAAGATACTGTGTGTGAATTTTTACGTGATGATTATGGTTATTCGTTTGAAAGCAGTTCTCAATTTTGTTCAAAACTATTCATTTATAATAATTTAAAAGACAAGTATGGGTATACTTGCGAAGAAGAATGTTACGCAGATAGGCATAGTCACCGAGAAGAATGGTATAACGCTATTTGCGATTATAATGTTCCTGATGCAGCAAAACTTGGTAGAGAAATGTTTGCTTCTTACGATATCTATTGTGGGTTGCGAAACAAGCGTGAATTTTTTGCAATGAGAAATACTGGTGTATTTGATTATGCTATTTGGGTTGATCGGAGTATGCACTTACCTCCTGAGTCTAAGGATAGTATGAGTCTTGAACAGTGGATGGCTGATTATACCATTGATAATAATGGCGACTTATCCGAACTAAAATTCAACTTAGAACAATTGATGAACTATATATCCTAGTTATAGAATAATTGTCTATGTAGTTAATTCAAAAATGTGCATTTTTCTGTATATTTAATAAATACTCTTAGCAAACAAATATATGTTTTTATAAGGAGAAACAGAATGGCGACATTAGTATCCCCAGGTGTATCAGTAATGGTTACGGACGAATCACAGTACGTATCTGCAACACAGGGTACCCTACCGCTAGTTGTAGTAGCAACAGCATCAAACAAAACAGACGGTTCAGGAACAGCATTGGCAGCAGGAACAATACCAGCAAATTCTGGTGTTGCATATCTAGTTTCTTCACAGCGTGAATTAGTAGAAACTTTCGGCGAACCAAAGTTCTATGAAGTAGGCGGCTCGGTAGTCCAGGGTTCTGAGACAAGCGAATATGGCCTACTAGCAGCATATCAATATCTAGGTGTTTCAAACAATGCTTATGTTATTCGTGCAGATATCGATCTAGCAGAATTAGAAGCAAGCACTGAAGAACCTGCAGGCGTCTTAGTAAATGGCACATATTGGCATGAAGCAACAGCATCAGATTATGGATTATTTGAGTATAATGGCACAGATTGGGTTGCAAAAGCACCATCAGTATTAATGGATGCACCAGGCACAGGTAATGTGGAACCAATGAATGCATCTGGTTATGCAGCACCGGTAAATACATTTGGTTCAGCAGGCGACTTTGCAGTTGTTGCTTCAACCATAAAAATGTCATATTGGAAGAAAATTTCAACTACTTGGGTTCTACTAGGTGACATCGCATCGCCTAACTTCTCATTTGCAAATTTCGCACCATCCAATCCAATATCAAGTGACGTTTATGTTCGCTTAACGAAACAAGGCGGCGGTGTAGACATTAAACTTGCAAATTATAATTCAGTATCAGGCGCATTCCAGGCATTGCAAGTTTCAATATATGCCAATGATGATATTGCAATTAATAATTCATTGATAACTGTTGGTGATGTATATGCTAGGCGTGATGAAACGAAGGGTGTTCTAGAATTACGCAGACATACTGGCGCAACTGAAACAACAATACAAAGTGAAATCGCTATAGTAGACACTTCATCTATAACTTCGGAATTTACTGTATCTGTTGAAGGTAGTGTAACAGCCTTTTCATTCACAACTGCATCAATAGACACTGTTATTACATCTATGCAAAACAATGCAGATTTGAATAATAATAATGTAAAGATTGAAAAAGTCGGATCAAATAAAATTAGACTTATAAAAACTGATGGCAAAATGCTAACATTATCGTTCACATCTGGTGCAGCCGATATGGGTTTCACATCAGGTAGTACATTTATAGCAACAGCATGGGAAGACCTTTCATATGAAGCAAGTGCATTAGCACCTAAAGGCGATGTCGCACCGGACACACTATGGTATAATGCTGATTTAAAGATGGAATTATTGCGTGTTGAGTATGTAGGCGGCGAACAGCAATGGGTAAAGTATGCATGGTCAGAAGATAACGATGGTATATATGCAAATGAACTACAATTACGTTCAATGCGCCCAACTGCACGTAAAGATGGAACATCTGCACTAGTAGCTGGTGATATCTGGGTAGATACAGATGCAGCAAATTATCCAGTAATTTGGCGTTATAGCGGAGCAGAATGGGCAAAACTAGATAATGCTGACCAATCATCAACAAATGGTATGATTTTCGGTCACTACTCAGCAGATGCACCTTATGATACTTTGGGTAATGAAAATGCACGCGATGCACATGAAAATACACCAAATGCTGAACTACTTCCAGAAAATATTCTAATGATTAACATGGATTATACAACATATAATGTCAAGCAATATGTAGATGGTAAATGGGAATGGGCATCGGGTGTAAATCTTGATGGTTCAGGTAAATTCGGTTCATCAGCACAGCGTCACATGGTATCAGAGGCAATGAGTTCTGCGTTAGTATCAAATGAAGGTATTCGCGCAGAAGCAGTATACTTCAACTTGATTGCAGCACCGGGTTATCCGGAACTAACAGATGAAATGATTGGTCTAAACAAAGACAAAAAAGAAATAGCATTTGTCATCGGTGATACTCCAATGACACTAAAAGGTACTGCAACAGATATTAAAGCATGGGCAGATAATAATACAGTAACAGATGCGTATGCAGGTGTTTATTATCCACATGGTCTAACAACTGATCTATCAGGTAATGAAGTTGTTATGCCAGCATCAGCAATTGCATTACGCACTATTGCTTTCTCTGACCAAGTATCTTTTCCATGGTTTGCGCCAGCAGGTTTGACACGTGGTATTGTTACTAATGCGTCACAAGTTGGTTATGTAAATAATGAAAATGAATTTGTTCGTGTTCGTCTTACAGAAGGACAACGTGATGTGATGTATGCAAACCGTATGAACCCAATTGCAGATATGCCAGGTACGGGTTTAGTTGTATATGGTCAAAAGACACAACAATCATTTGCATCAGCACTTGACCGTATTAACGTAGCAAGACTAGTTAATCACATGCGTTATAGTTTAGACCAACTATCAAGAGGTTTCTTGTTTGAGCAGAATGACAAAATCACACGTGACAATATGCGTGATGCAGTTGAGCGTTTCTGTGGTGGTCTAGTTACTAACAGAGGACTTTATGACTTCCTAGTAGTTTGTGACGAATCTAACAATACACCTGCACGTATTGATAGAAACGAATTATGGGTAGACATTGCAATTCAACCGGTCAAATCAGTTGAATTTATCTATATACCACTACGTATTCGTAATACAGGCGAAGAACTATAATATAGTAGCAAAAACAATAATTTTAAGAGACCCGGCAGTAATGTCGGGTTTTTTATTAACTACAACTTTAATTTTAATAAATACTGATAAATACTTGTATAACGCAAAACTATATCAGGAGATATCATTATGGCAAGAACATTACAAAATTTCGGTGTTCCAACAGATAGCGGCGCTGCAACAGGTACAGGTATTTTACAGCCTAAATTAAACTATCGTTTTAGAGTGCAAGTTGCTGGCTTTGGCGGTCTTTCAGAGAACACAACAGATTTTACAAGACAGGTTATGAATGTAACTCGTCCCAAAGTTTCACACGAGTCAATCCCTATAGATTCATACAACTCTCGTATGTATATGATGGGAAAGCACACGTGGGAACCAATTACAATCACATTACGTGATGATGTTGCTAACTCATTAACTAAACTGGTTGGTCGCCAAGTACAATCACAACTAGACCACAGAAATCAAACTGGTCCTCTTTCAGGAACAAACTATAAGTTCTCAACACTTATCGAAACACTAAACGGCAACGATGGCAATCCAATCGAACAGTGGCAACTAGAAGGCTGTTTCCTAACAAATACAGATTATTCACAAAGTGATTATGCAGTATCAGATGCAGTTACAATCAACTTGACACTTCAGTATGATAACGCTATTTTAACTGACACTGATTTGATGCCTTCACCGGGCTTTACTAACGATTCAAGTTTGACTGGATAATAGGTAATATAATATGGCGGATAAGTCTATACAAAATGAACGTACAGATAGAACCATTCTAGCGGGTAGCAATCAAGCCACCAGCAAGTTTGGTTTTTCTGGTGATTTTATCACAAATTCTCCAAAAATGGGAGATATGTGGTTTATTGAGTTCATAGATACAGTAACTGGATTATCATCTGGTATGTCATCATTCGCCAAAACAGTCTCGCCAATAACTATTTCAACTGAAACAGTATCTGTTGACAAATATGGTAAAAAAGTACATTTACCTGTTTATGTTAATTTTCCTGAGATTTCCGTCAGTCTATATGATAAGACTGACGGAAGTGGCTTCACAATTGCAAATGAGTTATATAGTAATTTTTTTAAAAATGCTAATCTTGGAACCGAATCTAGTGTTTTGGATAGCACGATTAGAGACAGAACCTCTGGGCGTAGTCTTCCATCAAATGCTGAAGATACAGGGTATTACCGAAGTTTTAAAAAAATAGTTATCTATCACTTCTTTGGTTCATTTGGTGCATCGGCGCCCCCTGCATATTCTGGTCCCGGCTCTTCATTTGATACTGGTGGATCAATAGATATCGGAGATGCTGGTAATCATACTGCATCTATTCAAAAAATAGAAATAATAAATCCTCTTCTGACTAATATTACATTCAGTGGCAGCGATTATTCAGACTCATCATTGCGAACAATTGATCTTCAATTACAACCTGAGAATGTTATATTTGGGACGCCTCAAAATAATGTTACTATGCCAGATTGGATGAAACAAGGTTTGGAATTTATTTTAGAAGATTTGGATCCAAGCAATAGTGTTACTAATGCAATGAAACTAATTTCTAATGTTAACACTAACAAAAGATTAGAATCAATGATTTCTGGATTGGC